GATTTGAAATAGTAGTATTATTATTTTTGGCAGGTTTTCTTTATTGGTTAGGAGGCCTACTGATGCCGGAATTTAAACCAATACAACAAGAACTGATTAAATATGAGGAGGAATAAAAATGAAAAGTGAAGAATTAGAAAGAAAAAGTGAAGAACTAAAATCGAAAGCATACGAAGCCGAGCAACTTGAACAACTACTTGAACGGGCTGAAAGAGCAGAGGGCTATATTACTGATATTTTAGGTATGATAGGAGAGGTTGATATTCAAGAACCTCATGGTTGGCTAAGTGAAATTATGTATGAATTAGTTAGAGAAATAGAATCTAAGTTGGAGGCTTTGTGATGAATGAATTAGAAACAATTAAGAGAGAATTAGAAATAATTAAGAGAAAATTAGAACTTTTAGATATTATAAATGATACTACTAACACTTTGGATTACGAAATACTAGCCAAATTAGAACGAGGTTTCTTCTTTAGAAGAAGTGAAGTAGAAGGACTTTATGATAAGGAGATTCTTGATAAATATAAATATGAAGCGGAGAGAGTATAATGTTATGGACAGAAAAATACAGACCAAGTAAATTAACTGAAATAAGAGGACAAACTAATTTTACAACAGATGCGTATAATTGGATTGAAGAAAACAATATGCCTAACTTGTTAATCTATGGTCAATACGGAACGGGTAAAACTGCGGCAAGTATTGTTTTAGCAAAGTCTATTCTAAAAGATGATTTCAAAAATAACTACATTGAAATCAATGCTTCGGATGATAGGAAACTAGAAACCGTTAGAACGACAATTAAGAATGTAGCACAGAGTATGACTTTAGGTGATGCACCATTTAGAATAATTCACCTAGATGAAATGGATGGTATGACAAGTGATGCTCAAAATGCCTTGAAGAGAATCATGGAAAGATATGCTGACAATGTTAGATTCATCATAACCTGTAATGATAGGAACAAAATCATATTTGCTCTACAAAGCAGATGTGCAAACTACAACTTCAGGCCTGTATCTAATGAATCCATGCTCGAAGTAGTCAAGGATATTCTATCAAAAGAGAGGGTCACGACCTTTCAAGAAGAGGACTTGAAGGAGTTTATATATTCTATGAATGGTGATTTACGCAGGGCAATTACTGAATTACAGGCCGCCAAATCAAGCAAGACCACACTTAAGAAACAGGTAGAATCGGGTCTAGAAGAATATCAAAAAATACTAATAAAAATAACAGATAAAAATTCCAACACAATTATTGATATGCACAATTTAATTTATGAGGGTAGGTCTATGAAAGAAATTTGTAACGGATTGCACGATGTTGTAATAGGTTCTACCGGATTAGATACAGCGCAGAAGTTCAAACTACTGCGTGTTATAGGAGAAGCCGAATGGCGTTCTTCGACAATGACTCCAAAGATATTAGCGTCATGGATGGTGGGGCAATTACTTTAGAGAAAAAAACAGGAGGTAAAGAAAATGAATACTGAAATAAGTGAAGAAATGAAAAACGAAATAATGAAAAGTTTGCCATATATTGGAATGAACGAAGAAGAGGCAACAGCCAAATTCCTAGAAATTTGTGCTGAAAATGATATTGAGCCAACCAACCCTATTGCTAAGGGTCTTTGGCGAAACTATGTTGCCAACAAAAGAAGGATGGATAACTCCAACACTTCTAATAGCGGAAACAATGATTTGTTTAAAACCGCTACAGGCTTCTTTGTTCTTCTAGAAGAACCTAGAGATATGATGGCATGGAACAGAATGAAGGCTAAAGAGGAATTTATGAGAGATTCCGACAATGCTCTAGAAAAGGGCTTTGTTGCTGTAGCAGAAGAAAAGGAAAATGGTTATCTAGTTTCTAGATATCATGATGGTGAATATAGAGAGGCAACTTTGTCTAAACTTCCCGAAGGTGCGGAAGAAAGTGATGATGGTCAAATCTTTATTCCACTTGATAATACTGCTGTCTATATGAATGGCGGTAAAAACGCTAACTATGGTAAGCCATTACCTAAAGAACTTATGAGAAGAATAGGTATCTTCTACGGAACTGTTACAGGTCAGTTTGAAGATATGAAACCCTACTTCTTTTCCTACAAGAACAAAGGTGTAGACTTCAAACCAAAGACCTTTGATTGGGTTCAGTTTGTTTGTGTAGCAGGTTCTAATGGAACTGATATCTATGGAGCAACTGATACCACACTAAAGACATTAAGAAGATGTGAGGATGTTAATCCGGATGATGATAAATATGTTAATGTCAGCATGCTTGATATGCAAGCACTTGTTCAAAACAATTTTGATGATAACAAATGCGACCTAGTAGACCTTGATAGAGTTCATATCCTAAACCAAAATCTACCAACGAGAGAAAGATATGTTATTACTCAAGGCTCTGTTGTTAGCCTAAACATGACACCAACATCTAATGGTAACAGAATACTGAACATAACAGATTTAACAGTAGAAATGGATTCATCTTCCTTTGAAGATGGCAGTCTATCTACTACTTGTTGGATTCCCGAAGCAATTGACATTGACTTTGGCATAGGTTCAGAGATTTTAGTTGCAGGGAGAACAAGCCAAAGAGTCATTGACGGTGAAGCAGACCCAGTTACAATTAATGTATCGGGAATGTATTGTCTATCTAAAGTAGGTCTAGCACCGGAAATCAGTGAAAGACTAAGTGAGGAGAACTACGACGAGTGGCTTTGATTACTTTCCGAGGGAACTAATGCCCTTCTTCAACAAGTGTAAGTGTGAACTTGTGGAAAAAAATTGATGCTCGAATGGGTGCGAAGCCTATTTCTAAGGAGAAATCAAAATGAGTTTAATACAAGATAAATTACTAGTAAAACCAAATAGTTATGTTATTTCTTTGGAGGACATTACTTTTATTTCCTATAAGGAAAACGAATCAAAACATGAAGAATATTGGTTAAAATTATATTTTGGAGATATGGAATCTAGTAGATTCGTTAGATATGTAGCAAGAACAAAAGACGAACTAAAAGAAATAGTGTATCAATGGGCGGGTCTAAAGGACATTGATATGACAGAAGATGACTTAGACAAATTACAGAGGTGATAAAAATGATGAATATAAAAACAAATACAGAACAAGCGAAGCAAATGACCAATAACGCTAGAGTTATTGCGTTTGCGGATAAACTAAAGAAACAAACAAGTAAGAGGTTGTCTAGAAACAATAGACTACTTTGCGGTATTTGGGGAGAACCTAAAACTGTTAAGAGTGGTCTAGCGTTAGATTTTCCTAATAAGCAAGTTTATGTTTTAGATTGGGATAATGGTTGCGAACCAACATGGAGGCAAAACCACCAAATGACCGAAAGAATTACTTTGTGGAATCCCGAAGTAAGAAATCAAAATGGAGAATTAGATATACAAAAGTCAGAAGCAAATTCAGAGGACTTTGTGTTATTTGTTAAGTCAAAGATAGAAGCAGGAGAAGATGTCTTGTTTGTTTTTGATGGAGTAGACAAATGGTTAGACTGTTGCACACTTCATGTAACAGGTTCTTCTAAAATAGGCAAACCACAAAAGATGAAGTTTGAATGGGGTAAAAGAAATGCACCATTTTATTCTTTATTGAAGATGTGCTTAAATCTAAATTGTGACCAAATCTACATTACTCATGCTAAGGCAGACTATGGGGCAACAGGTGAAGTTATTGGTTCTAAACCTAATTGGCACAATCTAGGAGATTTATTACACCAAATTATCTACACTAGAAGAACAAAAAGAAAGAACGATGTAGTCTACAAAGCAGAACTACAAAGCAGTAAGTCTAATACTAAACTAGTTGGAAAGGTTTGGGAATCTCTAGAAATATCTAATGGAGAAGTAAAGTGGAATGGTCTTAAAGAACTAAAAGAGGGAAATATATGAAATTTGAAATACAAGCACAAGAACTTAAAAATTCTTTAGAGAAAATGGAAATGAAAGGCAAGTATGTTACAGTTGGCGGTTTCTCATCTTCTACTTTAGGTGAAAGTGTTTTGGCTTTCATAAGTGACAACGAACTTCATTTCATGAATGGTGATGCAACCACTATGGCACTTCTATCAGTAGAAATAAATAATCTAGAAGATGGAAGAGATACGCCATTTTGTTTCCAGTTTAAGGAACTAATGCCATTTCTTAAAGCATTTAGCGGTAACTTGTTCTTAGATATAAGTGAGGCTCAAATAGAAATAGCAACCGAAGATGACACTAACATAGTAAAAATACCTTTAATACAAACTCCAGATAATTTACAAACAGTGTATAACATGAGAGCCATGCTAACTCAATTTACTAACTATAATAGAATAGTAGAATTTATTGATGGAGACGAACTACCAATGTTTAACAAAACTAAGTTAGAGTGTGCTTCTATATTCAACAATGAAGAATTAACAAAGGCTCTAAAAACTTGTGAATTAATAGGCACAGGTATTTTTGAAATGACCCTAAATCATGAGGGTGAAATTTTCGATATTCGCTCTACTTTACCAAATAAAGAATACATACACACTATACAAGATGAGGAAGTAATAGTAGGAGAAGCATCAGTTAGTTTTACTTCCCCCGTATATTCTTTCTTTGAGAAAAACTCTGATTTGATTCTTTTAACAAAGGATGATTCACCAATAATATTAATTGCAGAAGATAGAGTTTTACTTCGTGCGCCAAGAGTTAGAGGAGATTAGAATGATAATTAACGCCAGTAGAAATAAAAAACAAATATACAAATCATGGAGAGAAAATGGCGAAAAGAAGTTTGAAAGAGTAAAGTTTAGGCCTTATTTCTTTATCAAAGAAAGCGAAAGCAGACCCCCACACTACCAAGTTTCTAAATATGTTCAAGGTGAATTTGAATACGAAGAGGGAGAGTTTTACAACTTACAAAAAGAAAAATTAGTAAAAGTGTATTATGAAAGTGGTGCAGATAGCAGGGCTAAAAATTGTTTTAGAGAAACCTTTGAAGCAGATGTTCCTTATCATTTTAGATACGCAGTAGACTGTATAGATGAAATGCCTGTTTATGAAATGCGTAAATGGTATTGGGATATGGAATGGCAACAAAGTGGAGAATATGATGGCTGTATTACTAC